CGCTATCTGGTTGAATATGGCGCATAAGGGAGTACATCAACATCTTCTCCGGCTCTGCTGTCCCCGCGCACTTGGGATAGTCCCTGTCCATCTTTCTCAGGGCATCAATTGACATATTTCTTCATCCTTTTAAACGTTTTCAATACCAATGCCGGAAGCTTCCAATCAACACTGCGGATATAGCCATCCCCCTGCTCTCCCGTCTTTCCGTTCCAGGTGTGCCATGCTTTCTTGCGCTGTATCCTGCCGACATCCTTCCCGTCCCTCTTCATGTAAAATTCATGCTTCTCGTTCATCCGTTCCTTATTGAGGGTATGCCCCAAGTGATAAATTACACATTCAGGACAAACGGCATCGGCTTCGTCTGTGAGCTTCCTGTTGTTCAGAGAAACACTCATAACGTCTTCTGCCCGGACGCCTCGCTTACCGCCAAAGCGATAAGTTGGCCTCCAGTGACTCCAACGGTAATGCGGGTGGACAACTCCAATCTTGCCTTCTTCAAAGGTGCCCCAACGCCGATCCCCGCACTTATCGGTAACATAGTGGTCCTGATCGTGCCAAAAATGAACCCATCTAGGGCATCCAGCCACAGGGTCGGCTTCAATCCATTTATCTAAATTATGGTAAATCTCATCGGCATCAAATATCAGCATACGGTTCCCCGTAGCGTTGTCAGAACACCACTTACGCATTTCCTGTTTATTGCGCCAGACATCGCGGATCTCAAGTTTGATCTTCTTCGCCTTGTCCGGGAATGCTTTTATCTGCTTCAAGGCGTCATCAGGTGCCGTATCCTTCCAAAGCTCGGTCGGACCATAGGCGATTAGGATCTCATCCACATGAGGATAAACAGAAGCAATCGCCTCTGTCACTGTGGGACCGTAATAGCAAATGAGCTGAGCACTGATCCGCTTAGTTGCCTGTAACTCAGGGATAGCATTCAAACAGCTCTTCATGGCTTCCAGGCCATACTTTTCATGGGCCTCTTTTACATCCACCTTAGGCGGATTCTTCAGAACTTCTTTAACCTTCTTGGAGAAAGCGGCGCTATCCCCCCATTTAGCGTAAGAGAGTCTGTCCCCGTAGTTGGCATGAAGCACAGGGAGGTCATAGACTACTACAGGAGTCCCGCAACAAAGAGCTTCGCCGGGAACCATCCCATACCCCTCAAAGCGACTTGGAGCTAATACTGCCTCAGCGCCTGAGATCAGTGCCATCTTCTGTGCGTCTGTTACCGTTCCGCCGAAGGTTATAAATTTGTGTTTATCCGTATTATTCCCATGAATTTTCCCGGGGTGCCCCATAGCATACAAATTCAACTTGCCGGGGTACGCCCTGACTGCTGCTACTGCCTCTTTAATGCCCTTGTAGGCGCTTCCCCTGGCAACCCACACCACATAAGGAGTTCCGGCGTTACTTATTGCTTCCCGCGGTAATTTAACGTCAGGTAGTCCAATGGCCGAGGTATTTGTCACTGGGGGGATTGCTGTAACTTTGGTATCTCTGCCCAAAACCTCACGGACATCCTCACAAGAATCCTCACTGTTCGCAAACAGAATATCGGCATCTAACAAAACGGGAACGGTATCCTCCATCTTATCGGCAGAAATGGGGTCATACTTTCGTACCCAGTTGGGTGTCTCGAAATTCAAAACGCAAAGCTTGGCGGTAGGATACTTCGATCTGTAATTGATTGCTGCTTTCCCTTCTCCGCGCTTCCCGTCAGTGACAACATAATCAAAATCAGGAGGTAAAGAAGGAGACTTGTCGGTAATCAATCGTAAATTTTGATTGGCAGGATAATCTTTCTGCCACATTGGAATTCGGTTGGTAACGAACCAGACCTCATGTCCTATCGAAGCCAGCGCCCAGGCCATTTGCCAAAGGTGGATGCGTCCGCCGGAGTAATGGGTGGAAGTAAAGGCAAACATGCCTATGCGCTTCTTGGCAGTGGGTGAGGGCATCGCAGGAGCCTCCCTGCCACATACCGCCAAAAGGCCTGTAGTCCCTGCGCCAAAGGCATCTATTCTTTCCACACACCCATTCGCAAGGAGCTTCTTCAGCACACTTCGATTATATATACGAAAAACCTGTCCCTTTTTTACGGGGACAGGTTTACCATTACGTTCGGGCAATAAACGGTCACTTAGTACCCTTACATTCATACTAAGCACTCCACATCAACAGCATCAGGACGTACTCTAACAACTTTCGTGTTGTCCTCAGTCCCAATATCAACATCGAGTACTCCCTTGGAAGAGATCTTCTTGATCTCTCCGCTGACTTCCTTCTTTTCATGCAAAAAACCAACAAAGTCCCCAACCTCAAAAGGCTTGGGAGCAGTCTCATTGCCTTGCATGATATTTATGGTTGTCATGGTATGCGTCTGCCTTGTTGCACCATCGGCAGGCTCCATCACTCCTGATTTGAGGTGCTTTTTAACATCTGAGCGGCGAGGCATGACAACAATCGATCCTTTACGACCGCTGACGATTTGCCCTGTCATATTCAGATATTCAGCATTCTCTTTCAGCAAAAATAAGTTACTCATTTCTCGTCCTCTTCTCTTCAAAAAAGAAAACCGCTAGGGCTCCGGGGTAAGGGACCCTAGCGGTTAATTCAGATTATCTTGTCTAGCTTTCATCCCCAGTGAGGATGGCCCCAACGCGAGGCTGAAGGAACTTACCGCCAGCAACCACGAAGATTGCGATGGTGGCAACGTTGTTGACGAACGCATAATCATCACTGCGCTTGACAACAATGTCCTCTTCCATTGCGAGATAGTACTCGCTGAGGTCGATAAAGGCAATGTCACCCTCAACACCAAGATTCGGCATCCGAGTAGAGCTCACATAGTTGTAGCCCACAAGGCGGTCGTAAATGCCGTTGGCGGTGGACGCAGTGAACAGCGGACGCCCTTGAATATCCTTGGTGAGTTCAAGTGCCTGGAGAATAGAATCATTCACCACGAAAATACCACGCGCACGGTGTTGCGGCTGAAGCGCATACTTCAAGTTAACCAGATCCTCGTAAGTCACAGTGGAAGCAGTGTTACGGGTAACCTGACGAATGCCAGAAGTCTCAAGGAAGCCGAGAGGCTTGCCGTTACCGTCACCAGTGATGACAGCGTTATCCAGGGCGTTGATACAAACCTGACGCCCCTTGGTAGTAACCCAGTTTTCCATCCCGATCACAGAACGAGAAAGAAGACGGTGAGAGATCTGGGTGTGCATGGCGTATTCGTGCGCAGTGATCTGTTCTTGGATGAACTGGATATCCGTCTTCGGCTTGGTGCCCGCTTCGTTGATCCAGGCGCCGGTCATGCCTCCGAACTCGTTTTCATCGGTCTGAACTGCCTTCGGCATGGTGATTTCGCCGGTCGGAGCAGGAACCATTGTAACGCGATCGGTAACACTCGGGGGCTCGGGCGGAAGATCGAGAACCGGAAGGCGAAAGTCCTGGGGAACGGTATAGCCGCCAAGAGCATCGCTTGAAGAAACCATGGTGCTGGCCTTCATTGCAGAAGAGATCTCCGCAGGGCTGTGCCCAACGGACATCGCCCACTTATAACCGAGCATCTTGATCTTGAGGCTGAGAGGCATACTTGCCCCACCCGCGCCCTTATCAAAACCAGCATTGGTGTCGGGAGAAAGGAAATCCCGTTCGTTACTGGACATAAGCTTCGGCCCATCCTGCATATACTTCAGGAACAGATTTTCATGATCCTTATGCTTGTGGCTCGGGTCAGTGGCAGCCGCCTTGGTCTTCTTGGTCTCCGGGAAATCCGCTTCCTCAAGCGCCTTGGTTGCTTCCAGAGAAGCCGCCATGTCTTTATCCTGCTTGGCCTTAGTGGCCGCATCGTCCAACTTGGTCATCAGGCCCTTGGCTTCAGCGGCCAGGGTGGCATGCTTCTCGTCCAGGGATTTGAGCTCGTCGCCCTCTTTCCCCTTCATTTCAGCGTTAACGTCATCCATTGACGCCATTGCCTTTTTCAATGCGGCTCTCATTTCCTTAATAGTCATAGCAATCTCCTAAAACATAAAAATTACAAATTATTCACAATACTGCTTCGATAACAAAAGTGTTTTCCGCATCGCTGCACGCTCCATCGCTTCGTCGGCTGTGGCCTCAGCAGACTTACTTCTGCTTGCATCTTCGTCAGAGGTGTCATCGCTCCGGCTCGGCTCCTTAGGAGTGAGTGGTGACGTGGCGCCCTTCTGCGCAAGAACGATACCTATTTCCTTGATCCTCGCTTCTGTGATTAAAGTGCCGTCGCGCTTTATCACATCAAATTTAATTTCAGTGCCCGCTTCTGCGCCTGTTTTTACAGAAACCGGAATCTTACCTGCGGCTCCTGCCTCTTCTGCGGACTTATCGAAGGCATTCGGGGCAAGTTCTCCCTCTTGATTTAACTCCATGGCGTGATTATCCACGAAAAGCACTGCTTCGTCCTTCTTAACTTCTACCCCTGCCTCTTTCAACAAAAGTCCCTTAAGATTCTCATCTTTCAGTCCCTTGCATGCCCGGACCAGTGCTTCTGGGTTGGATGGGACAGGGCAGGCGGAGAGTTCATAAAGGTCCGTCTCGGTTAGATTATATCCAGTGATGTTTTCGTTCTCATCCCGGATGTAGTCCATTTCCTTGTAGCCAAACCCGATTGACCACGTTTTTAGGAAGCCTCCCACATACAGCTGGAAGATCTCTTCGGCCATGGGGGTGTTGGCAAATTTAACCGTGCCTCGCATGAGGTTATCTTCTTTAACGATGTCCAAAATCTTGCCAATGGGAGGAATTGAGCTATTATGTGCCCAGAGGACAACCGGATTCTCCAGGTAGTCCTTAAGGCCAATGCCCTTAGTCACAACAATGTCGCCGTCCCTGTCAACGCTACTGGTTGACATAACGACCTCAATCGTGCGCTCTTCCACATCAATACTGATGGGCGGCGCAGCCTTTATTTTGAATTTCTTTGCCATATTTTTCCTCCTATCGATAAAATGGACTATACTGCATTGGTATAATTAAAATCAACAAAAAACTTAATCAAGCATACGGTAAGCACACACATCGACACCTTACGTGAAGTGGGGGCCATTGGATATTCCATTTTGGAGCGTGCAAATATACTGTCACGGCCTCCCCGGCAGCGCTCATTGACGGCGCGGGGAACCTCTCATTAGCCGCCACAAAATACGAACTTGTGTCTCGCACGGTCCCATCAAGTTCGGCGCAGAAGGGGCATACCTTGTTGTCCCCTCGTGTCTTCCACTTCCATTTGACTATTCCGCCCTTCAGGTACGCGGCGGTTGCCCCTCGGTTGTTCGCCCACATCATGCCTCCAAGGGATGCCATTTCAGCGTAGGTATTCTTGAAAGCCGTCATATCTAGGAGCACTGCGGATGCGAGAGTTGCGGCTGTGACCCCCGGGACT